AACCTGCGTATCGACATAGCCCTTGTTGGCGGCCATGTTTGTCGTGCTGGGGTTGCCCACCAGCGTCAGGTTGCCGGTCATCGTCCCACCAGCCAGAGCTAGGTAGGTGCTGGCTGCAGTGGTGATCTGTAGGTAGCGGCCATCGGCAAAGGTCTGGTCGATACCGTCAGGATCCACGCGCACCCAGTTGGTGCCGTCCCACATCTTCAGTTCGTCTGGCGTCTGCGCTGTGTCTTGCCACAACTGACCCAGTGCTGGACTACCCGGTGCGCTGGCCGAAGGATTGGTGATGATCGACGCGCCGGGCTGGAACGAGACGATGGTGAACGTGGCGCCATTCCAAACCTTGAGCAACGGCGGGTTGCTGCTGGTATCGACCCAAAGTTGACCGTTGGCAGGGGTGGAAGGCTGCGTCGGTCCAACGCTTGTACCAAGCAAACCCAGTGCCAGTGCAAGGTTGTTGGCCGTGATGCGCCGAGTCTGGGAGCCACTGACGCTGGAAAATGGCAGGAGATCCGCGCTGGCAATCGCTGTTGCGGCGGGTAACTGGGAGATCCGTAAGCCAGCCATCTCAGTACCCCACCACAGTGATGTCGATCAGTCCAGCCACTGCTGTACCAGAGCTATTGACGCACTTCACTGTAACGCTGCTGGTGGTCTTAGACAGAACAATGGCATTGATGGCGCCGGTTCCGGTGTCCTGCAGCGTAACCTGGACGGACTTGACGGCACGGAATGGTTTGGTCAGCGGGATGGCAGTTCCAGCTCCACTGCTGCTGATGGCTACATCATTTTGGGATTCGATCACATCGGGGTAATCCAGCTCAAAACAGATGCCCGTGATGGCGCCAGGTGATTCCCCATCCTTGCTGCGAATCAATGTTTGGACTTGGTACACATCTTCGATTAGGCGCTCATACGGCGCATAGGGGTGCAGGATGCCAGAAGATTCACCAGACAGAACACCAGCGCCGTAGGTACGTTGCTCGGCAAAAATCTGATCGTCGTTTTCTTGGAAAATATCATCGTCGTTTTCTTGGAACAGAACAGTATCCGCGCCAGCCAACGCGCCAATGCTGTGCTGGTAGGTGGCCTCAGCGGTGGTGGTGATCAGGATGGCGCTTTCAAGGAAGTTGTTATCGAAGTTCCAGCGGTAGTAACCATCAACGGCGGGGTCGGTTTGCTGGACGCTGTAGACGCCGGTATTGCCGGTGATGTAGGCGCCGCTTTGGGTGGTTAGGTAGGTGCCGCTTTGCGTGATGAGCCAGTAGTTATCGGTGACTTGAGCGTTGACGTAGCTGCCCGGCCAAGTGGTGTCATCAATGCATTCGTCGTAGACGGCGTTGCTGATCGGCGGGGCGCCAACGTTGAGCAGGATGGTGGCGGGAGTGTCGCTGCGCCATTGGGTGGCGTCCACCGATTTGACCATCACGGTCCATTCGTCGGTGTCGAACAGGCTGGTCTCAAACCACTGCTGTGCGGCGGTCACACCACCGGAATACAACTCAATCCCCTGTTCCCATGTAGTTGCGGGATTGCTGTCGATCAGGCCGCCTTGCTTGTAGCGGACTTCATACGACACCACATCGGACACCACGCCTTGGTCCCAGCTTCCGTAGAGGCTGCGGGGTAGTTGCCAGCTAAAACGCTTCTGGCCGCTGTTCGTGTTTTCAACGACGGTGAACAGGTTGGGCGTTGGCGGCACGATCTCTTCGCGCTCCACGGTGTCGTACAGATAATCGGTTGGGTTCTCACCGAAGATGGCACTGGTGAAGGCAACGCGAATCTCCCAGTCGCCGGGGGCGTGGAACGCGATGGTGTAGTAGCCGGTGAGCGGAATGTCGCTAAGGAAATACCAGCCATCGGCGGCGGGTTCCTTGACGCCCGGAATGACGGTTGGAACGTTGGTTGGAAATGCCCAGCAGAGGTAACCCGTGACGCGCTCCGGAATTGGACAGGTGCCAGCGTCAACAATCAGAAGCTGGGTGCCATCGGGTTGGTTCTGGTGGCGGATGACGCCGTTGAAGGCCGGATCGGAGAGGTCGGGGATTGCTGGATAGCCCACCACGCCAGCGGTGGCAAAGTCGGATTGCTTGCCGAGGCGGTCAATCGTGGCAACGCGAAACTCGTAGGTGTCGCCGAAGACGTGGTTATCAATCGGCTGCCAGATGTTGGTGGATGAGACCTGCGTAATGTCTGACCATTCGGTGTCACCGATCTGGCGCCACTGATAGCGGTAACCGCGCACCAGCAGATCGTTGGCGTCGTTGGTTTGGGGTGGTGTCCAGTAGGCGCTGATTTGGTTCTGACCGTTGCGATAAACCAGCTCGGCGTAGACACCAGTGGGCGGTTTGGCGCCAGACAGCGTGAAACGATCCTTAGGCGTAGCGACCGGCAGGTTGTTGTCTACATAGCCAAATTTGCTGGCGTTGTATTGGACGGCTTCAACTTGGAAGACCAGCGGATCAACTTCGCTGATGGCAATGATCTTGTACAGCGCGGCTTCAAGGCTCTGCCACTCCAGCACCCACAACGCACCAACCTGAGTATCAACAATGCCGTTGCAGCGGATGACCGTGAAGGCGTCATCGTCTTGGACGACATAACCCACCAGCTCGTCGCCACCTTGGGTGATCAGAAGGTCAAGGTTTTGGGCGCCGATGTTGTTGAGTTGGCTGGCACCCGCGAGGTTGGAATAATCAACAACGTTGAGAACCTGCAGCTTCGGCTGAGTAGTGATCGTGCCGTCGGGGTTGGTGGTCTTCTGCCCGTCGGGGATAACCAGTGTCAGCGTGTAGGTGTTGGCGGGGCTGAGGTTGAGAACAGCGTCAAGCGTGATGCGGTTGTTTTCGGCGTCGATGGCACGGACGCGACCGCCAAGGCGTTGACCTTGTTTCAGCGGGTCGGCAATCTGGATGACTTCACCGATGCTGGCGGCAAGACCTTCTGCGCCAATGCGGAAGCTGACTTTCTCGGTCTCGTAGCGGTTGCTGAATAGCGTGTGCTTTGCCGCCCGTAGTGCTTGACCGCGTGAAGTGACGCCCAGCAGGCGAAGGTCGATTGGGTTGTAGCCAAAACGCTCCAGCAGGGTGTCATCCTGCAGGTATTCGGTGACGCTGGAATAGGACTGATTGGGGTCGTCCCAGTTGGCTAGAACAACGGATTTACGGGCGGTTTTGGCGGTGCCGTTGTAGGTGAAGCAGGGCGATGTAACGACGCCGTTGTCGTCAACCTCTTGGATGACGTTGGCTTCGCTGAACTGTTGAACAGGGATCTGGGCGCGATCTTGCGTCAGGTAGAGCTTGCCTTGGCTGTAGTAGACCAAGCCACGGAAACAGGACGCCAGTGCGTTGAGAACTTCGTAGACGCTGCCGGGGTTCTGAAGGTAGACGTTGCAGGTGAAGCGTGGTTCGTATCCGCCTTCGCCGTTAGGAACTTGTTCGTCGCAGTATTGGCTGACGGTGTACAGATACCAAGGGTCGATTGCGATGGTCGGCATGTACCGAGCGCACCCGAAACGGGGGTTTAGCACAATGTCGCGGAAGATCCAAGCGGGGTTGTCAGTCCAAGCGGTGGTGAAGGTGCCGTCCCAGATGCCGCTGTAGGTGCGGGCTACAGGGTCGTAGTTGGTAGGTATTTGTACCCGCTTGCCACGGATGCGGACGGATAGATCGGGGATGCTGTTGAACTGGCGGGCGTCAACTTTCAGCGCCACCAGTGCGGTGTTGGGGTAGGCAAACTTCTCGTCGATGATCTCGGCAAAGCTCTGCCACGCGATTCCGTTCTGCAGATAGGCACTGCTGCTATCGGGTGTAATGCGGGTGACGCGGACGCTCCACGGTCCGGTACCACTTAGGTCAAATTCGTAAGCACGCTGAAACTGGCTGCTGGATTTGCCGCTGACTTCTGGCTCGGTGATGGTGGTGTACGGTCCACCGTTTGCCGAAACTGCGATCCGGTATTTAACGCTGGTGGCGCGGATGTCGCCGTTATCGACGTTGGTGGATTGCAGCGCCGTGTGCGTGATGATGACGCGGCAACGCTCGGTATCAAGGTCGGTGATCGTGCGGGTGATCGGACCAGAGGCAACCGTTACTGCCGTGTTGACGCCGACGGTATTTTCAACAGTGCTGAACCCCAGCATCGGGGTTTGAGTTTCGTCTGTGCCAGTGCGGCTGTCGATTGTGTATCCCGAAAAATTCTTGCTGCCGTCAGGGTTCTGGATTGGCGTCGAGTCAAGAAAAATATCCTCCTCGGCGCTATTCGGGAAGCCTTCAATTTCACCCTCGCTGACTGCATAAACAGTCTTGGCAAAGGCAACGGAGAACAGGTTGTTGGCTTCCTCAACAGGCTGCCGCGTGGGTGCAACAATCGTTTGCTGGACGACTGTGGGTTGAGGTGAAGACGCGCCACCGCCAGCACCACTGATTTCAGGCAGGTTGTTGAGGTCTTCCATCAGAGGTAGTTCTGCAGCTCAAGGCCGAACGACAGCACCGGCAAACTTCCGATGATGCGCTCACCGTAAAGGACAGGAACAACCTCGCCTTGCTTGGTATTGGCGTTGGATTTATCGAACGTAAAAGACTTCAGTTGGTCTGATTCGCTGCGGCCGCTAGTTGACGAACCGCCAATATTGTCAACGGTCGGCATTTTGGGCGTTGGTGTTAGCAACTGTGCTACGCCACCAAACAACATCGAAACACCGATAGAGCCAACCGCCAGAGACAAGGCGCTGAATTTGGTGCCGAAAATTGTTGCCGCTACGCCACCACCAAGACCCGGAACAAGAATTGCAAAGGCAACAAGAGCCACGCCGGTAATTACAGCGCCAACACCACCATTGCCACCGCGACCTGTCGGAATGGGAGCCAGCACAAGTCGTTTGCTCATTGGCCACAACAACTGCTCTTCCGTCAGCCCTTCGGCGTGATCGGTCACCACGCGCCACGCAATGCCGTTGTCGCCGCTTTCAGTCAGGTACTGGCGCAGCTCTGGCATCTGTACACACAACGCCCGCACAGCCTCGGCAGGAGTCTTGACCGCAAGCTGGAAGCGGCGTCCGAATTTGCGCCCAAGCTCACCCAGCAACCTGATCGTGACCATTAACCGAGCCTCCGCACCACCATGTAAGTATTCTCGCGGAAGTATCCGCTGTACGCCGTTAATCCAGACAACCTGCCAACAAGATGCTGGTACAACAGGTTGGCGCTGGGATCTTCCACAACGGCGACGTGGTTGCAGCAATTCTGATTCCTGATGCGGAACAGGATTACATCGCCACGCTCCAACGGCACCGTGACCGGCAAACGCACAAAGCCTTCAGCAGCAAAGTTCTCCTCAAAGTGCGTGAAACCACGGGTTGACCATTCGCCTTCATACAGCCGTTCGTAATCGCCCATTGCCACGCCCATCTGCTGCCAGTACCAATCCCGCACGGCGGAATAACAGTCGTAGACGCCGTAGTTCCAAGGGCGCTCCAGTAGGCCAGCAGACTGTTGGGGGTCAAGCCAGAACGCTTCGCTGCCGCCGCAATTCCACACGGCATACGGCAGGTTGAGTTGTTTGCAGGCTTTACGGTCAGCCTCGCTGAATCCGTTGTAATTGATGTGGCTGTGCCAGCAGGCAACCGCGTCGTCGTAATACAGAGCCGTGTCCTCGGCGCTGATCGTGAACGTGTCAGGTTCGCTGCTGATGTTGGCGCACTCCACCATGGAGCCGTCTTGCAGGATGAAGCCGCAGGTTTCGCGTGGGTGGGCGGCCTCGGCGTAATGACGCATGGCGAGCCGTTGGGCAGCAGTCAGCGGATTTGACCAAGTAGTCAGTTCCATCAGCCTTGCGAGTCCACCAAGCCGGGGAAGCCTCCAAAGGGTAAGCGGCTGCCGGAGCCAAAACGCAATCTGCAGCTTTCCAGCCGTTTGCCGCACGCATCCTGCGCCAAGGTGCCAACCACGTTGTCATTCGCATCCCAGTAGCTTGCGCCGTTGTAATGGCAGCCGATGTTGTCGCGGTAGATCCACTGGCATTGTTCGCGCAACAAACGGCGACCGGGAAGACTGCGACCTTCAAGATCGAACGGGACAGAAAGCTGGAACGTGACCGACAATTTTGTTTCGTTGGTCTTCTGTTCCACAACCCATTGATCTGGTCCCCAGTAGGCGTCCGGATCGGCTGCAGGTTGACCGTCAAGGTAGGTGGTCAGTGTGCGGATGCGCTGCACCGTGGCGCCAACCAAGTCGTCGTAGGTGTTTGTTAGTCCGGTGATAGCGAGGCCGACATTGGCAAAGGTGATGCTGGGGCGTTCCAGTTGACCGCTGGTGTTCAGCTCAAAGCCACTTGCTTGTAGTGGCAACGCAACGTATGTATTGCCGTCATAGATAACATCGGCGCCGTTAACTTGCGACCAGTTACAGAAACGATAAATCGACTGGTCAACAGAGCCAGCCGGAAGCAATACGGCAATATCCAGCGTAAAAAGATCGACAACCTCAGGAAGTTGGGTCTTAAATGTTTGGGCATTGGGAGGAGTTTGCGTCATACGTAAATTCGCACCAGCTCAAAGCTCACTTTCATGTATGCAGAACTTACTGGCGTCATCTCCCAGCCACTTGCCAAAATGTAGTTTCTGGCTGCCAGCGTCAAGGTTATATCAACCACGGTGCCGTTGCTGATTGTGACTGAAGTTAAAAGGCCGGTTGCAAGGTTGGCTGTGTAATTTGTCGGTCGCGTATAACCGGCAAGTGTCAAAGAAGAAATATTGTCGTAGCCAAGATCCAGCACACCAGAAGCAAACGGGCGCTGAAAATTCTTAGTGGCAAGTGGCGGGGTCCAACTAATTTGCTGCCCTTTTTTACTAAGCAAAAAACTTTCAATCGAATACGCGCTGGAATACGGAAGTGGCGGCGTCTCACATTGCCAACGCTCCTGATCAATGTTTAAGCCATCGGTAAGAATTTGGCTATAACCATCCCCAAAATTGATTAGCTGGCGGCGCTGTGTACGACGAACCGGTGTGGCCATCACCAGCGGAATGTCATCAAAGTTGATGTAGGCCATTACAGGATGCCTCCGCTGCGCTTCTGATTGACCAGTGTTGCCATCACGATACCTTGAACTTGGCTGGCAATCTGTTTCTGTGCAGCAGGGCTGAGGTTTTCACCAGTGTTCTGCACGGTGATGTTGACTGCACCAACCTGAACGCCGCCA